ATTTGACCATAAATATCTGCGCTAGTTCTTCCAGCTTGCTCGGACAATACAGTTCTTTTTACTCCGCCTAAATCGACTGTGGCCGTAGGCATCAAAGACTTCTCGCCAGCGAGGTAATTCTCCATTGTCCTTCTCTTTGCGTCTCTGATCCTAGCCTCAACATCTAACTCGCCCTGCATCTTAGTGGCCTCAAGAATACCTGGTCCACCAGAAGCCGTCATCCTTGCGCCTATCTCTTTCCCAATAGGGATGCCAACTTCCTTTTGCTTTTCCTGCTCAAGAAATGCGGCTATGTCGGCAGCCCTGCCAGCCCTTCCAATCGGAGTCGACATTGTCTCTTCTTCTTTTCCTTTTGCTACACGTTGACGACGTTCCTCCATCTTGAGGGCATCCTCTTCAGCCTGCATAGCTTTGCTTGCACGATAGGCTCTAATTCTATCCATTTGCCAAGGCAACGGAATCAATGGATCGTTTGGGTCAAGATCCATACATTTCCTTAACTTTCTTATCCATCCACCTACGGATAATATCTTTCACCTTTGGTCTATTGCGTATAGACTCGGCAATTCTCTCGCCGTACTCAATGTAATAGTTTCTCAAATTATCAGATGCCCTAGTCAGCATCCACTCGCGGAACTGAAGCCACTTGGGATTATCTTCGCCATAAACTTCACGAGCAACCCAACACAATATCCCTGCTGAGGCAAGGCCGCCAAACCCTCCGGCAATATCCTTAAATCCACCAGCAAGTGTGGCAAAATTTTGGAATCCATTAGGTTGCCTAGACAACGCCCCAACCTGCGCCCCGTAGGTGCTGGCTTGATAATCAGCCTGCGCGTTATACAGGTTTGTAAACGCATTGGTAAGCTGGACTGGGATCTGCTGATCCACCGCCGAGTAAAACGGTGCCGCCGTCGAGGGCTGTTGGTTAAAGCCGCCAGGCAGGGCTTGGTTGGCTTGGATGTAGTTTTGGAAGGCAGCCTGTTGCTGACCTGTCCTAGCTTGCGCCAAGTTGCCAATGGAAGGTCCGCCGGCGATAAAGCCAGACGCTGCCCCCAGCCTGTTCTGCTGGAGTGCATCACGGAAAGCCAAGTCAGCTTTGAGCGCATCGCCCGTAGTTTGGCCTGAACCTAAGAAGGCTTGGGCTGCGCCGTAGCGCGCCAGCTTGCGTTGCTCACCCGCTGCCCCAATCTGCGAGGCTTCCTGCACGGCTGGTCCTAGCCCAAATATGTTGCCCCTAGCAGTCTGCGCGCCACGGATGGATTGCTCGTACCCACGCCGTTCCTCTGCGCCAATGGTCGAGCCTAGGCGAAGCTGGTTGATGGCTTCGTCCTCAATAGTCTGACGCAGTTGCTCAGTCTCTGGCGTAGTGGTCGCGCCAATGGGTGCTTCCGCCATCTGCCGGTAGCGTTGGCCTAGCGCAACCGAGGTGCGGTAGGCATCGGGATCAATCTGGTAAAGTTGCTGGGAGGCGCGCTCTTCGGGCAGTTGCACAAACGAGCGGAAAGAAGTTACTTCCTTTAACGCTTCGGGACTATCGGCGGTAATGGGCTTGAAATTCTTTTGCATGTTCTGCGCTTCAGTCACTGCGCTGGTTACGCTCTTCAAGTCATCGCTAAGTTGCTTAATCTGCACCTCTCCACTCACTCTGCGGGCATCGCCAGCGGGTAGCTGGGCAAGCAATTGGTTAGCGGCATTGAGCCGTTCTTGGATGCCGACGATCTGTGTGTTGCCTCGGTCAATTACGCTGTTTAAGCGGGACAACTTAGAGTTATTGTAATCGTCAATAATCTGCTGGTCGGAGACTTGGAAGTTTAACATCGTGCCAAGGTCAGACGATCCGTAGTTACGGCCAGCGGAAAGTTGGGCGAGGGCTTGGTTGAATTGTGGGCCAGCAGCCCCATTAGACACGCTTCCTGATCTTCCTCCAACCAATGATTGAATTTGATCGGAAAGTAAATTATATTGCGATTCTCTGGATAGAATTGGACCAATTTGATCATCAATTTTCTCCTGTATTTTTAAGTCTGTTAATTTTGATTTGCCATCTTCCAAGGCCCTATCAAAATAATATCTGCCATCACCTACAGCATAATCTTGGGGATTAAGCCCCATAGATTGGATTCTTAGGGCAACTTCATTTTGAGCCATGGGTCCAAACTGATTATCATTTGAACCCTTTTTATTACTGCGAGAAGTGTAGTAATTAAACCTAGAAGTTCCGCTGTCTTGTGGACGCAAATTTACAACCGCTAGTGCAGCCGCTAATTCTTTTGATGTCATTACGTTTTAACTTCTAAGCCTGGATTGCTGATATTTGTGCCAACCGTACCATAAAAGTCTACTGGCCCTGGCTGGCGGTTAAACGCCACGCTTGACTCAACCGATCCGTATGGGCTAGTGCCGTAAAGACGCTCAAACTGGCGGGTCATCTGGTCGCCTAATCCTCGGTTTAAAGCATAAGCCTGCGGGCTAGTCTCATACTGCCTACGCAAAGACTCCAGCGTGCGTTGCGGTCCGTACTGCCGTTCTAGTTGCATCCCAGCCTGCACCCCTGCCTGCTGGTCAAGAGCCGATAATTGGCGTTCTAGCGAGCGTTGCTGGGGTACGTATTGGACTCGTAGCTTGTTCTCAAGCGCAGCCATAGCTGGAGCCTTCTCGATATAGGTATCAATGTTAGTGCGATAAGCCGCCGCATTAGCCTGCGCTACCGCTGCCGGATCGGGCGGGGGCGGGGGTGCGGGAATGGAAGGTCCGCCACCCATTAGAGTATAGCCTTTCGCATAAAATTCATGTAGTCGTAGCTCCTTGGTTTGCCCAAACGATTAAAGGTGATCCGTCTGCGAGGACCGAAACGCTCCCACAGGAGCAACAGCAGACACCTCAAGGATTTAGCACCTTTCGAGGATATAGTCAAATCCACGAACACATCTTCCCCATCCTCGCTATGCACATAATGGTCAGGCTTTTGCCCATCCTTAATGCACCTAGCTAAAGCCACCCCAGCTATCTCTTCCCCGTCCTTGACTATGCCCACCATGTCCTGCTTCTCAAACCAGCCGTACCATTGCGCTAGGTTAGGCCACATTGACTCCGGCACGCCACTCTCTTCAATGTACTCTATGGCGGTCATATCGTCTTTTGCACCTCAATCGTATCGGGATTGGCGGCTGCGGTAATCTGCCTAACCGCCATCTTGTTTGCCTCAGAAGTAACACTGATGTTAAGCAACCGCCACTTCTCATACGCACGCAGATCGGAAGCGATGCGTTTCTTGACCGAAGTAGGCAGGACGGCGGGCAGGACAAAAGGCAGTACCAACACCGTGCTGGCAATGTTTAGGTTGGTCTGTACGTCAATATCACCCACATCGCTGTCCCGTTGGATGGCGATGGTGGCATTGCTAGAAAATGAATCGTCAAAGATGATCTCGAAATTGCTACCATGTTTTTGAGCAAATGGATCGCCAAAGTCCATGTCGCGGGTGCGGACGGACGAGCTAAAATCAAACGTGCCGACGCTTGTGCCGTTGGATTGTATGCCAAAGTCCACGTAATCTGAGGACGTGGTTTGAGCGGGAGTCTTGTACCCGCTGTACTTGTTAATCTGCCCCGTAGTCAATTTCATCATTAACCGCAAGCCTTCGCTTTCAAAATTGGTCAAGGCAAACTGCATTACCTTGGGTGTCCAGGTTCCCTCAAACGCACTCAAGATGGTGTTATAGACCAAGATTGTGTCGTTAAAGTTATTGGCGGCTGTAGGTACGGCTAGTAGATACCTATTGTCGTAGTAGGCGGCTGTGCTAATCCCAACTTGCGCCGTATTGATTTCTTGGATTACGTCCTTAACCACTTCCGAGATAGGCAAGCCGACTGAGGTAAAGTCGTCCGAAGCAGACCGAATGAGCGATCTGATGCCATCGTCAGACAAGAAGAATATGTCAGCCCCTACTTGGATGGCCGATGCCCCCGCCACGCACCCAATGTTATTGGAGATGATTGATATTGTCCAATCAGCCGCACTGGTCATGTTGGGCGGGATGGTGACTTGGAATATCCTGCGCCTCTTAAACACAATAATACGGTTCTCAAAATAAGGCACAATTGCAGTAATCTCATCGCCATCATCGCCGTTAATTACCACGCTGTTTGCCAAGTCCCACACGGAGGGATCTAGGATGTCTGAGGCGTAAAGTGTATTGCGGTTTAATCCAGAGCCAACGCCAAACAATCTGTTA